TCCACACGGAACAAAGGTCCGCTTCGACGTCGATGACTTCCTTGGCGAAATGTACGACGGCGAACGCCCAGAAGATGACTCGATGGACATCGAAATCCCAGACGCCGCAACCCGCACCGCATAGGATCCGATCATGATCAAACTCGTCCCCCAGCCATTCGACCTCGACGCCGCGCAAGGCGAACAGCCGCGCCGCTCGATCTCCGGTGTCGCCGTCGTCTACGGCGTAGAAGCCACCGTCTCCGACGGAACCCGCGTCCGCTTCCTCGAAGGATCACTCCCACTCGAAGGCCCGAACCCGAAGCTCTTCCTCTACCACGACTCGACCCAGCCCGTCGGCGTCGTCACCGAACGAACCCAAGTAGACAACGCCGTCCTCTTTTCCGCTCGTCTTTCCGAAACGTCGCTCGGATCGGAAGCTCTCGTCCTCGCATCCGACGGCGTACTCGACGCCGTGAGCGTCGGCGTGAACCCGACCAAGTTCCGCTGGTCCAAGGATGGAGTTATGGAGATCCAAGCCGCCGACTGGTACGAGCTTTCGATGGTCCCGCATGGCGCGGTCCCCGGAGCGGTCATCACCGACGTCGCGGCGAGTATCCACCAAGACGACGAACCCGTGAGTAATATCGAAGAAGAAGTCCAAGACAAGGAGCCAGAAATGTCCGAAGAGAACGTCACCCCAGAAGTCATCGAAGCGTCGCCGATCCAGCGTCTCTTCGCACAGCCGCGCCGCGAGTTCAAGCTCCCGTCGATCACCGAATACATGGCGAAGTTCATGAAGGGCGGAACCGAATGGTCCGACTTCAACGCACAGATCCGCGCCGCCGCCCCGGACGTCGTCACCTCTGACCTCGACGGTGTGGTCCCTGAAATCTGGACCACCCCTGTCTACGACGGACTTCGCGGTCTTCGCCCCGTTGTCGATGCGATCGGCACGAAGGCGATGCCACAAGCCGGCAAGGTGTTCATCCGTCCGAAGGTCACGACGCACACCACGATCGGCGGACCACAGACCGAGAACAACACGATCACTTCGGGAACTTACGTCATCTCCGATGAGCAGGTGACGAAGGGAATCTACGGCGGTTACGTCGAGATCTCCGAAGCCTCGCTCGACTGGAGTCAGCCGGAAGTCCTCGGGCTCCTCCTCGACGACATGGCAAAAATGTACGCGCTGAAGACCGACGACGTCGCCGCCGATGCGCTCGTCTCCGGAACCACGAACACGACCTCGATCACCGATCCGACCGATCCGGCTGAATGGGTGTCCGACATCTACGACGTCGCCGCCGCGATCCTCAACAGCTCGAACTACCTCCCGACCCATATCTTCCTCTCACCGGATGTATGGCAGAAGTTCGGCTCGCTGTCCGACACCGCAGACCGTCCGCTCTTCCCACAGGTCGGACCGATGAACGCGTTCGGCAACATGAGCCCCGGAACGACCAACTCGGTCGCGTTCGGTCTCCAAGTCGTCGTCGATAAGAACTTCGCCGCCAAGACTTGTATCGTCGGCAACCCGATGGGCTTCGAGATCTTCGAGCAGCAGAAGGGCGCGATCTCGATCGACAACCCATCACAGCTCTCCCGAACGATCGCCTTCCGCGGTTACTTCGCGACGCTGATGATCGACGCCACCAAGTTCTACAAGATCACCCTCCCATAGTCGAAAGAAGGAACAATGGCGACGTACACAGTCGTCCAGAAGTACCTCGTCGATAACTTCGCCGTCCTCGTGCTCGCTACCCCCAGCGAGCTCGAGGTCGGTTCCTCGATCACGGTCGCTTCGGTGGACGCGACCTTCAACGGAAACTACACCGTCCGCGATCTACCGACCCAGCTCTTCATCGGCACAGATCAGAACGGCGATCTTCTCTTCGACGAGAACATCATCCTTCCCTATCAGGTCCTCTACGCAAAGACCGCCGACAACGTCGAGCGCGTCGCCGCGACCGGGACCGTCGCCTACACGCCGACGTGTACGTGGATCACCGCGACCGACATCGAGGACTGGCTCGGCATCGGTACAGCCACAGCCGGCGACGCCGCTTTCCTCACGATATGCGCGTCAGCCTCGTCGCAGTTCTGCTGGAGACGACGTCAAGAGGCCGGCTATGTCGATTCACTCACGACCGTCCCATCGCAAGATGTGAAGCTTGGGACGATCATGTATGGCGGAGCTCTCTACCGTCAGCGCGGCTCACTCGATTCGCTGGCAAGTTTTGGAGACATGGGCGTCGCCCCGGTCCAAGGCCTCTCGCCGCTCATCAAGCAGCTTCTCGGGATCGACCGTCCGGCGGTCGCCTAAGCCATGCCTACCCCGGCGGTCTACACCGACTTCTTGAACGCGTCGCTCGACAACTTGACGACCAAACTCGGCACGATCTCCGGGCTCTCCGTCGTAAACGATGTCCGGAACGCGAACCCGCCATGTGTGCTCATCAACCCGCCGACGATCGACACATTCGCCCGAGGAACTTTCCGCATGACGTACACACTCCAAGTCCTCGGCCTCGGACCCGGCAACCTCGACGGCGAACGGAACCTACTCTCGAACGTGGCAAAGATCCTCGACGCGGGGATCGGCGTCACCTCATGCCGACCGACCCAGATCGCTATCGGGGCCGGAACATTCATCGCCTACGAGCTGATAATCCCTCTGGAGAGTCAGTAGGCGTGGCACAATAGACCAAGAACAAGGAGCACACTATGGCGACATCCACCTATCTCTCGAACCCCAAGGTCCAGATCGGCGCGGCGATCGGATCGCTGACCGACATCACCGACCAAGTCTCCGCCGTGACGCTGACCGTCACCAAGGAAGCTCTCGAGGACACGGCCTTCGGATCGACTTCCCGCACCATGACGGCGGGCCTCTTCAGTAACGAACTCACGATGACCGTGTTCGCGTCATACGCGACCAGCGAGTCTTACGCTGTGCTGGCTCCGCTCGTCGGAACCAAGTGTGTGATCAAGGTGAACCCAGCAGACGCCGCCGACGGTGCGACGAACCCCGGCTTCATTTTGTCCGACTGTTACTTCGAGTCGCTTCCTGTGATCAACGCGAACCTCGGGGAGCTTTCGACCTACGACATCAGCCTTCAGGGCGGGGTCTACTCAGTCGATACCACCGCCTAGTCTCAACACGACTCGGCCCGACCAAGGAGCAACATGAGACAAGCGATCTATTTCAAGCGCGGCGAAGACGCACCCGTCGAGACGTACTTCACGACGCTCTTCGTCATCACCGAATGGGAACGCCTCGAGAACCGACGACTCGGAGACGGAAAAGGATTCGGAGCAACCGAGCTCTCCGTCTGTCTCTGGATCATTCTGAAGCTCAAAGGTGAGGACGTCGGTGAGAGCTGGCGCGAATGGCTCCAAGCGAACGATCACTTTCAGATCGTCGCCGGAGTGGACATGACCGACCCAAACCCTACGGGCGGGGATCATTCAGACGAAAGCTAGCGGAAGTCGTCGCCGCTACCGGATGGTCCCCCACTTACTACGCGGACACCTTCGACACTCGAGACCTCATCACGCTCGCTAAAGTCCTAGAGGACGCCAACAAAAGGAGCAAGCGATGAGCGTAGACGTGAGCATCCCGATCTACGGCGTCAAGGAAGCGATCAAGGAGCTGAAAGAGATCGACCCGGCGCTTCGCCGTCAGCTCTCCAAGGACTACTCAAAAATCGTCAAGCCAGTCATCGACGAGATCAAGAACACGCTCCCTAAGTCCGCTCCGCTGTCCGGTATGTCGCGCCAATGGATCACCAAGTCGGGTTATCAGATGCTCCCATTCCAAGACGGCTACGCCCAGAAAGTCTCAGCTCGAATCAACACGAAGAACATTCGCGAGTACGGCGGACACAAATCGAACGTCGGAACGTTCGTCATCAAGTACGTCGGAGCTTTAGGCGTCGTCCTCGACATGGCCTCGAACGGTCGTCTTGGAGCCGCGCTTACAGCTCGACTCGGCAACCGATCCCGCTTTGTGTATCCCGCATGGGACCGTAATCAAGACTCCGTCAATGCGGCTATGGCAGACTTAGTCGAGCAAGTCATGAACCAAGTGAACAGGAACATAGTTCAATGAGCGTCGTCCTACCGATCATCTCCGAGTTTGACTCCAAGGGGATCGACCGCGCTATCAAAGACTTTCAGTCGCTCGAGGGCATCGGAGCTAAGTCCGCTTTCGCTCTCAAGAAGGCCGCGCTTCCAGCCGCCGCCGCCGTCGGAGCCCTCGGCGTCGCTCTCTTTGATGCCACCAAGGGCGCGATGGAGGACGCCGCCGCTCAAGACCAGCTCGCCCTCGCTCTCGAGAACACGACCGGAGCCTCGAAGGATCAGATCAAGCAGACCGAGGACTTCATCTCAAAGATGAGCCTCGCGTCTGGTATCGCCGACGATCAGCTTCGCCCAGCTATGGCGAACCTTGCTCGAGGAACGAAAGACGTCGCCGCCGCTCAGGACCTCATGGGCCTCGCCCTCGACATCTCGGTCGGCTCCGGGAAGGATCTCGCAAGCGTCTCAGATGCGCTTGCCAAGGCCCAGCAAGGCAACTTCAAGGCGCTGGCACAGCTCACCCCGGAGATGAAGTCACTCATCAAGGAAGGCGCGGATCTCAATACGATCATGGGCGTCCTCGGTGGCACGTTCGGCGGAGCTGCCGCAACCCAAGCCGCCACAGCCCAAGGCCAGTTCCAACGCTTCGGGGTCGCCGTAGCCGAAGCCAAGGAATCCATCGGAGCCGCCCTCCTACCCGTCATCGAACGATTCCTCCCATATCTGACCCAGCTCGGAATCTTCCTCCAAGACAATACGACCCTCTTCCTCATCATCGCCGGCGCGATCGGAGGACTCGCCGGGACGATCCTCGCACTCAACGCCGCCATGAAAGTCTGGAACGCGCTCCAGCTCGTCATCAACGGACTCGTGACCGTGTTCAACTTCCTACTAAACATGAACCCGATCGGGCTCGTCGTGATCGCGATCGCCGCACTCATCGCCGTCCTCATCGTCCTCGAGAAGAAGTTCGGAATCGTCACGAAAGCATGGGAAGCCCTCGTCGGCGCTTTCCGAGCACTCAAAGACGTCGCGATCGGCATCTTCGACGCGATCGGAGACGCGATCGTCGGAGCGTTCAAGGGAGCTTTCAACGCCGTCGCCCGACTCTGGAACAACACGATCGGACAACTCTCATTCGAGATCCCGGACTGGGTCCCCGGACTCGGCGGGAAAGGCTTCTCCGTCCCGTCGATCCCCATGCTCGCCGAGGGCGGCATCGTCACTGGACCGACGCTTGCCATGATCGGCGAAGCTGGACCCGAAGCCGTCATCCCACTCAACCGCGCCGGAGGCGTCGGAGCGACCTACAACATCACCGTCCAAGGCGGCGTCGGAACCTCAGCTGAGATCGGTCGCGCCGTCGTCGATGCGATCAAGGCTTACAACCGCCAGAACGGTCCCGCGAACATACTCGTCGCATAATGGCCACCTCGATCGTCCAGTCCGGGAACTACTCCCTTCAGATCGACACCGGCTTCGTCTTCGACGCGTTCACGCTCGACTCACCGACCGCCGGACTACTTGACGGGACCGAATATGTGCTCGATGGGACGACCTCCTACGCCGACGTCACAGATGGAACGCTGAACATTTCGATCAAGCGTGGACGACGAGACAGCGGGGACCAGTTCGCCGCCGGAACGATGAGCTTTACGCTAAACGACACACTTGCCGACGGCGTCTTCAACCCGTTTGATCAGCT